CTCAAGCCTGTCGCCAGTATACCCTTTAAGCCACTTAAACCCACCAAGGTTTGATAGCTCAACGTCAGCTCCTTGTATCTTCAGGGAGCCGCTACCATGCTCTGAGATTACACTGTTTCCATTAGCCCCATCGTGATAAATTTGTAAATCTGAACCAGCTCCAAAGATGGCTTTACCATTATCACCAAGTTTTACATCATGGTTAAAGGTTGCAGTACCTGCATCAGACATATCAAGTTTGAGGGCGTTAATAGCAGAAGCTCCGTCAATTCCTTGGAAGAACATATTTTTATCAGATTGACGAGCTTGAATGTAAAAATTATCTGAACTACCAAATACTCTACCGAACTCAGTGCCACTATTTCTAAAAATTACATCTGCTCCACCTGCATCAAAAATTATATCCCCACCTATATCTAGCGTTAAGTCAGGAGTAGAAGAAATTGTAGTACCATTAATAGTTATATCATCTACTGTTAGTGTTGTAAGAGCACCAAGACTTGTAATATTAGGTTGAGCTGCTGTTTGAATAGTACCTGTAACATTACCTTCTAAATTAGCAACTAAAGTACCAAGTGAATTAAGAGTAATATTTCCTGTAGCACTACCATCTGCTGTTGTTAATCCTAGTGTGAATTTATCAACTGATTCATCCCACATAAAGATGCCATTGTCTAAATTACCTCTATTAATAAGCATACCTGAGTCATTAACTGGGCTTCCTGTAAGACCTGCATTGAGTTGGAATAGGTTATCTTCTATATCAAGATTCGTTGTGTCTAAGGACGTTAGAGTGCCATTAACAGTAAGATTACCTGCTACTGTTAAGCTATCTGCAATCTGAACATCATCAGGTAGTGTTAGCGTTATGTCTGCAGACTCACTACCACTTCCTGACACTGTAATCTTATTAGCTGTTCCTGTTACTGTTGCAATATAGTTGCCCACTGTATCAGCTCCAAGTGTTACTGAATTAGCATCTACACTTGCTGCTTGTATATTAAGAGCATCAACAAATGCTTTAGTAACTCTAGCATCTATAGCTGAATTAGCTCTTGTATCTGTGTAATATAAATTTGTATTTTCTGTTAAATCAGCAGTTGTTTTATTACCAAATGCAGAATCAAATCTTCCAGTTGTGTAATATAAATTAGTAGTACCTTCACTTAAATCATCTGTATCTTTAGATGTAAAAGCAGAATCAAATCTTGCTTGGGTATAATATAAATTAGTGCCTTCTGCTAAATTAGTTGTAGACTTAGTTGCAAGCCTAGTATCAAAATCTGAATTAACTCTAGCTGTTGTGTAATATAAGTTGCTACCTTCAGTTAAATCACCTGTATCTTTTGTAGCTAATCTTGTATCGAAATCTGTATTTGCTCTTGTTGTTGTATAGTAAAGATTAGTATTTTCAACAACTATAGAAGTATCAAGTGTTGAAGTGGTTGCTTGATTAGAACCATTACCTATAAATATCTTGCCATTATTTAGGTTTGGAACATCATTGCTTCTACCAGCACCACCTATTTTTATTGAACCAGCAGCAGCATGACTTCTAATAACCTTACCTATGTTTTGTATCTGAGATGATTCTCCTGTTGGTTTGGTTGTTGTATAAGCACCTGCTGTTGTAGAAGCATATAAAATTTGTCCTTCTGATACGCCTGAAGTATCTAATCCATCTAGCGTACCAAATGTTGCGATTTGTAATCCTGCATTATTATTAGCATCTGTTACAGCTAAACCAAATACAGGCATTTTAGAAGTATCATCAGCTTTTGCTTTTGACACAACTGGAACATCGCCTGAAACCCCTGAAACATAAACTAAATCGCCTTTTGTTAATGCTTCACCAGCTTTTGCACTAAATCTAACAGCACCATCTAAGTCTCCAACAAATTCATCTGTTGCAGTAACTAAGTTAAAAGTAACATTATCAGTTGTAGCTACAGGTTGACCTATAGCAATACTAGGAGTAGAACCTTCACCAGTTCCACCTGTTATTGTTACACCAGTTCCACCTGAAATAGATTGGACATAATCACCTGTAGTATCAGTACCTAAAGCAATAGAATTAATTTGTGCTGTAGTTGAAATATTAATATCACCGCTACCATCAAAAGAAGCCGAACCTACTACATCTCCTGATAAAGATATAGTTCTTGCAGTTGCAAGTGTTGTAGCTGTATCTGCATTACCTGTTAAATCTCCAGTAACATTACCAGTAACATTACCAGTAACATTACCTGTTACATCACCTGTTAAATCACCTGTTAATATATTAGATGTAGTAATACTAATGCCTGTAGTAATCCAATCACTATCAGCACCATTTCTTATTTTTAATACATTGCTTGATGTATCTACCCATAATTGATGAGCAAAAGTAGTTGATGGTTCAGTTGAACCGCTATTTGTAGTTGCAATAGCAGACAAAGCATTGTTTAAATCTGCTCTAAAGTCTGCACCTGATTGGTTTGCTAAGTTGTAATCGTGTTGTGCCATAATTATTCTCTATTGTTTATTAATTCTACTATTACCATGTGCTAATCGCTACCCTTTTCCATGTGTTTGTTGCGGTGCAAACATAAATATAATCTGCATCCCATGTAATAGTTCCTGTTGTACCTGTATCAGTTGCAGATGATGGTGCTGAACCTGCAGCCCCATTTACTATTAATCCCTGCCTATGATTTAATGAAATTTTATAGGTTGATAGTGAAATATCATCTCTTGCGATTGTTGTTTGTCTCCAACCTAACCCTGAGTCTTGAGGAAAAAACACAGCTTCAGTTTGGTCAAAATCTAAAACTAAATCCCCATTTGCCTGAACTTGGTCATAAGCTACATATTGCATTTGTATGCTACCAACCTTTAATTGATTTTTTGTATCAGCCCCAAGTGCTAATAATGTAGTACTACCAGTACCACTCGTTCCCACCACATTGCTTAATGTATTAGTACCTATTTTGACCTCTTCAGCTTTTACTGGGTCATCTGCAACAGTAAAGGTTAAATCAGTTGAATCAGATTCTACGCCTAAAGTATTAATAGATGTAACACTTGCAACATAGTCATTTGCTTTTGGTATGAACGCTAAATCAACAGAATTAGTATCTACTATCTTGCTTAATACAGGATTTGCAGAACTATCTACAACATCAACTCTAAATTCTTTTGATGGATAATCTGTTGGTGCATCCCAAGTTAATACAGGTCTATCTATATTAGAAGAATCTGTATCTATAAAAATAACATTGGCTGGCTTTTGAACTGCGTAAGCAGAAGGAATATTAGATAATTCTTCTAATGCTTCTTGGGGTGGTACTTCCCATGTATATACATCAAAGTATTCTATTAAACTAACTGAAACCAAGCCATCAGATTGCAGCTCAAGAGCTTCTACTCTACAAACCTTACCTGAGAATCCAAGACCTGCATAAGTTAAATCAACTATATCTCCTACATTTAATTTATACATCTCAGGAGTTCCTAAGAACTGCATAGTTGTCTGATTTCTACTTCTAACAAGTATTGCTTTAGCCATGTTATAGGCTATATAAGGGTCACTTACAAAAGGAAATTCAGCTTTTATTTCTAATATCTCATCACCATCATCTGAATAATATTCAGGAGAAGCATCATGTAAAACTGTTGCTGTATCTAATTCATATTTTTTATTACCATTAAAAAACTCAACGATAACTTTATTTGCTTTTTTATCTTTATTACCATAATCAACTGAGATACCAGCATCAGCAATAATATGATTATCTGTAATACTAAATGTAGAAGTACCTGTATCTTCTATAGTTAATTCATACTTACCATCAACATAAAGAAATATACCTCGCATATTTGCAAGTAATTCTTTTGAGTTTTCCATAACAGTCTTATTGCCATCAACATAACCATTACAATGAAATCTCTTTACTTTGTTTAAAGAAGTTCCTGTTTGTGAAGCATAAGTAGAACTTAGTGTTTGATTAAAAAAAATTAAATATGATATAGAACCACCATAAGGTCTATATCTCTGAACGTCTATTATTTCTGCATTATTTAATACAGTATTACCACCTGAATCAGTAAGAGTAAGTGTTTCACCTATTTTATTACTCCACCAATGTAGACTTGAAGATGTTGTACTTATAAAATTTTGTCCTGCGTTACCACTCCAAGTAAATGCTTGAGCGGTTCCATTGTAAAAAGGATTATCAACTAAAGTATCTGCTGTATCAGCAGCAGTGCTAAATGTAGATAGGTTTAATTGTGATGCAGTTAAGCCTTTACCATATTCATTATTAGTAATGTAATCTAAAAAAGTTAAAGATGGATTATCTGAAAATGCATAAGTAGATGGAGTTCCAAGTCTTTGTGAACCACTACCACCAGCAGTAGAATCTAATCTAGGGTCATATACTTTTTTACCTCTTACTTGAACTGTTAATTGTGGAATACCTTTCCACATACCTCTAGTATCAAAATTATAATGAGCAGCTATATAACAGACTCCATCTAATCTATGTGCAGAAGTCCAGTTAGACATAGAAGCAACAAGCATAGGGTCTGCTGTTTGTGATGCAGCTCCGTGATGTAAATTCATTACATACATATATCTATCGGTAGGGTCAGTACCAAAACCACCAGCAGTAACTTCTACAGGGTCTCCATTTTGTGAAACTGTATTAAGTGAGCCTGAACCTGAAGATATTTTGTCTGAACCTATATAACCACCGATTCTAAATCTAGCAGAATCAGTTAAAGGATTGCCATCAAGTTCAATAGTTCTTCCAAGTATTTCATCACATTCACCAACTGATAAAGCATAAACTACATATAGTTCTTGCGAATTATTAGCATTAACATCCATGTAAATAACCTGTGCTCCAACCCTTCTATTTCCATATATGATTGGTAGCTTTCCACCAGCAGCAGTTTTGTTGGCTAGTATGTCTTGACCTTTTGCAAGCATTTGTCTTGCTTGTTGATATCCTTTAACACCAACTGCTAATGTAGCAACGCTTAATGCTTGCGACCAAGTAAATTTTAAAGTTCCGTAACCTATAGCTTGTATAGTATTCCAAATAGCATTACCAATAGATGCAAAAAAACTAAACATTACGAACCCCACCTAACATCTGATTTGACCTGAGTAGCGAATTCAAAACCTTTATCGCCTGTACTAAATGCCTGTTGTGATTCATCAGAATAATGTCTACCTTTTGTAAGATTCCAATTTGCCCAATGAGAAGCCACTGTTATACTTAAACTTGAATTATCAATACTTTCTGAAATACCAACGCTTCTAATAACACCAGTAAAATAATTTATAGCACCAATTATAGTTTCATCAGAATCAAAATAAGCTAAATATATTTCTACTGTTTTATCTGTAAAAGAGCCATCTTGAATTAAAGACCTAACTTGATTTGTAATGTTTGAACAAATTATGTTTAATTCATCAACTTGCAATTGTCCTGTTTCTGTAACTGAATCAACGCTTAAAAAAGAACCACCAGCTTCATAGCTGTTAGAATCATAAGTAACATTAGAATACCAATCAGTTAATCTGATAGTAGATGATAAATTAAGCTCAACTAAGAAAGCTGTTTTAGTTGCTGTTGATGATACTTGAGTTTGTAAAGCAGCAGATAAACTTCTAGGCATTAGGTTATAACCTCTCTAACATCAAATGAAATACTGTAAAAACCACTAGCGTCTGTTGTATATAAAACATCTGATTCAAGATAAACAGTAAAACTTGGCTTGTTTACAGTAACAGCTTCATTATCTGATAGAGATGCTACTAGATTTGGTGATATAGTAACTGTAACCGCACCACCTGATGCATTAGCATCTTCAGAAACCATATATACTTTAGAATGATTTGCAAACTTAATTAAATCGCCAGCTTTTAAAGCACCTGTTGTTTGTGAAAATCCATCCATAGCTATTGTATTATCGCCTGCTGAATGAACACCATTAACTAATATATCTGTTTCTGATTTACTTGCACCTAAATTATCTATTGGTGCTTGTATAGTAAAGTCCTCAAAAGAACCTTTTTGTTTTTGTATAAATGCAAATACTTCTTGAAATTTATCTTGCTGTAAAGGTGGCATTTGCACTGTAAAAGAAAAATATTGACTACCTATTTGTCTGACTTGTTTTTTACCTGATAAAGTCTGATTCAATAATGTAGGTCTATTATCTTTAAAATTTAAACTTCTAAAATTTGGGTCTGTAGGAAATTGTCCTGCCATTATACTACTCCCATCTTGCCTTGATTATTCATGGCGTTATTTATGATTGATGTTATCAATCCTTTTCTTGATGCTAATAACTGGTCAAACCCAGCAGCATCTACTGTTGATATATTAAAGTTAACTGTAGGTGCTGATTGAGTTGTTCCCATTTGTTTTAAATCTTGATTGCTTACTATTTGACCTGCTTGATTTGGTATAAATAATTCTCTACCTGATTCACCAACCATATATGGTTTACCTGCGTTTACTGAGCCACCAAGAGCCTTCTTACCAAATACACCTTGAAAAAAGGACTCAACACCACCTGTAAATGGTTTTAGTATTGCTTCTTGTAAAGCTATTCTAATGATTTGTTCTATTGCATAATCTGCAAAATCTTTGAAAGCAAGTTTTCCATTCTTTAATCCTTCAACTAAAGTGTCTTCAAACTTTTTAGTTGTATTTATAGCTAAATTAGATATTGCATCCTCTGTAGCACCTAAACCATCTCTAAATGCAGCAACTTTTTCAGAAAGTGTTGTAGTTACTTTGTCTTTAGGTGTTTCTTGTAATTCTAATTTAAAATCTTGAACTTTTGCTATAGCTGCATTAAATGCTTTTACTATTGGGTTATTTTCAGGGTCTTCACCAAAAACTTCTGTATTCATTTGCATTAACTTAGCTTTAACTTTTTCCATTTCAGCTATTAATGCTTCGCCACCAATTATTGTGTCTTTACCACCAAATATATCCATAAATACTTGGTCTTCAGACATAAATGCCTTAATTAAGTCATTGTAATATTTTTGTGTAGAAGTAAATTCTGCTCTTAACTTTTCATTTTCAGAAAACATATCACCAAAAAGTTGTTTTCCAATATTGGTTTGTGAAAATTCAATTATTTTTTGCTTTATACCATCTAGAAAATTTATAAAACCTATAAAGGTAGTTTTCATAAATTCAAGAATACTTACAGCCAAACTCTTGCCAAAGTTTTCAAATGTTTTATCACCACCTTTCATTTCAGAAAGTATAGTTTCAAGATTTGTTGCTACATCTTCTAAAACAGGAATAAATGCAGCACTTACATTTGCTGTAATTGCTTGTATTTGTTTTTTAAGAACATTTAAAGAATCAGCAAACATTTCAGCTTTAGCTATACTTTGCTTACTTATAATAATACCAAGATTTTCTGCTTGTTGCTCAAATGCTCTTAAGCCATCAGCACCCTCTTTTAAGGTTGATACTAAAGAGACACCCTCAGAATCAAAGAATTTAAAAGCTAATCTAACTCTTTCACCTGAATCTTTAGTGCTTTCTAAACCATCAGCAACATCAAATAAAATATCCCTGACATCTCTTAAGTTGCCATCATTATCTTTTAATTGTATGCCTAATTGTTCAAATGCTCTTTTAGATTCACCAGTACCTTTAGCAGCTTCAGCAGCTCTTCTTATAAATCTTTGCAGACCCATATCAAGAGCTTCTACTTTTACACCAGTTTGTTCAGCAGCAAACCTCATAGCTTGTAAGAACTCAACCTCAATACCTAGCTTGTTAGCTGTTTTACCAAGTTTGTCCATAAAGTCTACATTAACTTTAACTAATGCAGCTAAAGCAGTTGCAGCACCAGTGGCAGCCAAACCAACTTTAGCTACTCCTTTAGTTACACCACCAGCGACACTACCAACACCTTTAAGACCTTTAGTAACTTTATCAAAAGCTGCTTTAGTCTTATCTACTGCTGTTAATGTAAATTTTACTTTCTTATTTGCCATTGTTTCGTTTCTCTTCAGCTAACTCTAAGTAAGCTATCCATCCTTGATATTCTTGGACACTAATTTGCTGTATTTCTTGTAAGGTTTTACCCAGTTTTTCAGCTAATGCATATTGCACATATAAATTAGTATCCTTTATTAGTTTTTTTTCGTGTCCTCAATAGGTTCTTGACCCATAATTTGAGTTGCAACGCCAACTAATATCTCTCTATCAACATTGTTTAATAAAGCATTTTTATCTGCTAAATCAAAAAGTTTATCTCCATTTTCATCTAGTGCTTTGTAAATAAGAACATAAGCCATCATTGTTAGGTCATCCTCTTTACTCATTTTATAGAGCTTAGAAGTTTCAGCTAGCGTTAATGGCTTACTATATATTTTTAAGGCTTTATCATCTTCACCCCATTCAGGCACTTCGATTACTTTTACATCTTGCTCTGCAAAATGTTTCTTTGCGTTATCTATTGCTGACATAGTCTTATACTGTTGTTGATGTTAAAGCACCATTGCCTTGTACTGAAATACTAGCTTCAACCAATCCATCAAATGATGCACTTCTTGAAACTCCAGTAACAATAGCTGAACCAGTGTAATAAGTATCACCTGCTGTATCTCCTTCAGGATATACATTAAGAGTTACTTCTGAACCAATGGTTAAAGCACCTTGACCACTAGAATCAGTCTCATCCCAAAATACATCTAAACTTCCTGAGAAAGAAGTCAATGATGGTTTATACGTTCTAGCAGCATCACCCATTGAAGTATCTTCTAAAGTATCAGCAGATTCTTCGATTGAGTAAGACCTTATTTCAGCTACAGCATTAGAACCAACTTTTACAGTTCCTTCACTTCCTTTATGTGTTGCCATTTTCTACCTCGTCTTTCGACTTTTTCTTAGAAGAAGGTTTAATTTTATCTTGCGAATGGACTGCTTCTTCTTTCCAGCCCTTTTTCTTCATTGACTCAACCTGAGTAGGATGAGCTATTACAGAACTTTTACCATTTGGACTAATTAATTTCATAATTGTCTCCTTATACTGCTACATCAGGATTAGTTTCCTGAACATAGTAATTTGTTAAAAAGGTTAAACTCACATATCCTAGTGGTTTCTCACCTTCACCATTAAACTCTATTTCAGTTGATTCTAAATAGCAATCTTTAGCTAATCCATCTAAAGTTCTATCTGCTGCTATTGCTTCTTCAACTTCTTTGCTTATTGTATCAATAGTATCATCAAAGTCACTAGTAGCTTTTGCATATCCTTCTACCACAACTGACAATTCTCTACTCATAACTCTATCAGTACCTATAACTATAGGCTCAGATGTTTCTGACTTAGTATAGATAACTAATGCTGGTACTGTTTCTAATGGATAAACCCTAGACTCATAGACTCTTGAACCAGTTGTAGTTAAACCAGTTAAAGTAGTACCAATTTTTTCTCTTATTTGTTGTCTTATATGGTTTGCCATTATATTTCCTCTAACATTAATGCACTAAAACCTGTTCTATCTGATTGTATATTAACAACAGTATAATTTTGTGCTGCTTTGAGTATATTACCATTTGTGTCTTTTATTGCAGATACATCTAAAG